AATATCATCTGCTTCATCTCCAACATTATTAACAACGTCATTTTTTTGTGGCGATACAAATACAACACAATCTTTACGCTTCTCAGCAATATTATCAATCAGATAATTAGCAATCTGTTCACCGTTTGTTCCGCCTTGTGAAACACCTGTTAAGAGCAGTGAAACATCAACATCTTCTGCCGAAGCAAATAGATCGTAGCCGTTAAGTATAATACCAGGAGATACGGTATTTTCGTCAGCTCCATCGCGTCCACCAATAAACGATATATATTTAGGCGATTCATTTGATGATGAAACGAGATCGATAGAAGATCCGCTTGCAGCATTAGGAAGATCTCTTGCAAACCATACAAAAGAGGATGTTTGATTAAGTAAAGTCTTGTAATAATTAGTAGAACCATCTTCTGTTTTTGCATCTGAAGCACGAGAAACAGCACGGAATACTTCTAAAACTGTTCCAGGAACACCTGTAAATTCTCCATCTTCGTCTGCAACAACAATGTGTAGTTCGTCTTTTGCCGATGAATTACCAAAATTAGTTTGATATTTAGAAGTACCTGGAGCTGCGTCAAAATTATTAAAATATTCCCATTTACGTACTATTGTTTGTACATTTGTATTTTGTGAGAGTTGGAAAACATCTTCAAAACCGATACTGAAGTGTGCATGAGGAGCAGTATTGGTAACAGAACTGTCTATAGAAGAGACCTTCATGTATTGAATGCCTACAACAGTGTTACCCGCTTCAATAATATCACCAACCTGTATCTTACTTCTTATCCCTTCGGCCCATGCATGAGCATTAGCTTGGACACCAGTATCATATGTAACTGTAACGTTTGCTGTGTTAGAACCAACAACAAATGCAGCACGTGTGCTAGCTATATTTGAATCAATAACTGTTTCTGTTCCGTTGTTTGCTAAATTATATGATAAAGAATAAGCATTTGGTGAATCACATACGGAAATCTTCAATGAGTTTCCAAGCTTACCAGGACACTTAGCAATAAAATGAACATCATTATCACTTCCTGAAAGAGGCCATGTTCGTGAATCATAATGATCTTCGTTCTTTACAACATACAATGCGTTTTCTGCAGAAGTATTATTATCTGCATCGGACCAGTTCGATACGGCAGCTATATTTGCAATAGCATTACGTGTTACAATGGCTGTGTTAGTTGATGTGGTATTAGCTGCACGAACAACAAATAATTTATTTCCATATGCAAGAAAATTTGCTGCAGTAAAAAATGTTTCTGCATTAAAATTATTAGGAGCAGCAAATCTTGTTACAAGATTTGATTCTGAATCAACTAGTACTCGTTCACCAACTGGACCCCAACGGAATACGCCTGCTATAGCTCCTTCTGTAGTGGATACTGCGGGGACGACGGTAGTAAGGTCAATTTCTGTTACGTTTACGCCAGGACTCACTTGAAATGGCATTTTTTTTCTCCCCTCTGAGGTTTTTTATTAGTAAAAGTTTAAATTTTCTAAGGTATTTATATTTTTGGGGATTCGAATTCTATCTTAAACCGTTTTCATATTTTGATAACATTCGTATATCATAGTCTTCATCGCCAGCAAATAACCAAGAATCATCATCTTTTTTAGAAGTTACTATCAATTCTTCTAACTGTTTACCTCTGTCTATTATTCCAAAAGGCATTAAATTTTCTTCTAAAGTTGTTTCAGTTTCCTCTTCTAATTTTTTTCTTAAATCTACACTTGTCAACTCTTTCACATAATTTTGTCCCATTGCCCAAGCAAACAATACACAACACATTACTAAATCATCATGCCCTTCTTCAGCTTGATAGCTTTCTCCAATATTTACAAATCGAAAAAGTTCATGAAGAATACGATCATCATTTATGATAAGTTTATCAGACTCAACTTGAGTTTTAAGATTCATACAGCCAACTCTTTTTACAGCTTTTGTTGTTCTCACACCAAACTTAGTATTAGGATTGAATCCCGGAGATATGATTTGGCCACTACGACCGTTTTGTATAGTTGACAAAATATTATCATATTCTAAATCATGATGTAAAATATTTACAACTTGTTCACCAATATCATTTGTTTCTACTAATACATAAGCATTATTATAATGTTTAGCTAACTGATGTATAATATTAGGATATAACATTGATGAAATCATATTATTTTTGAATGTAGCAACAACACGATATGGTAGTTCAGAAACATCAAAAACAATGAATGCAGAATAATCTCCTTCTACTCCTCTAGAAGTATCTACAACACAAAAATATTGACGTTCCAAAATAGGTTGTGTATATATTCTAGTATCTGGATTACTTAACATTGGTACAATGGAACGAAGTAATCTTAGTTTAGTTGGATTTATAAGTGTATGAGTTGAACCAACAAATTCACATTCAAACTCAACCCGAAATTGATCTTCTGAAGTATTTCTTATTGTTTCTTGTTTCCATTTTTCATCACGACCAGGCATCTGACTCCAATGAACTTCTATACGAGTATAGTCATTCTTTTTTTCTTCACTATCAATCCAAAGTTTATAAAACATATTTAAACCATTTGGTGTTGATGTAATTAGTACTTTTGAAGTTGTACCTGAAGAAATTGTAGGATATACTGATGCAAAGAAATCTTCTTGCAAATTATTATCAACAAACGCAAATTCATCAAGATACACTAAATTAAATGACCCGCCTCTTATAGCTGAAGAAGATGTAGCAGACGCAAGTATCTTTGAACCATTTTCTAATTCTATATTTCCTTTATTCCATTCAACTATTCCTTGTTGAATCCACTTAGGTAAATGTTCATATGCTAGTTGAATACGTGAAAGTATCTCACGTGCTTGTTGTAATTTATGAGCGAGAATAGCAATACTATAATTTTGGTGAAATAAAATATACCAAAGCATTACACCAACAATAGTAGTTGTTTTACCACATTGACGAGGCATCTTACATATCACAAAACGATCTTGTACAGCAGTTTCAACTATATTACGTTGATAATCATAAAGGTGAAAATTTACAAGACCTTTATCAATGTTAACTATCTTTACATATTTTTCTATAAAATGAACAGGATCTTTTGCTGATAGCATCCACTCATTTACTTGATTCAAATCCCAAGTAATTTTAACATTTGATCTTTTTAAATTTTGATTACCTAGATAAGACTCACTTATTTTGCTCATTTTGATTCTTTATTAACTGTTGAAGTTCAGCAGTGCTACCAACAAATAAATTATTATTTACAGTTGTAGGTGAATGATCAATACCCGTTAAGTCTTGTTTACGTTTTTGTAGTTCTAATAAATCTTTATTAGCATCTGAAACAGTTTTAAGTAAAGTTGCAACAACTTCATAAGCTCTAGGATGCTGAGACATTCCTGCTACAGAAACAATATCAACTAAAGCAGTTTGACCTTGTTCTATTGCTGCTATTAAATTCTTACGTGCAAATTCAAAGTCATCAATAACTTGATTTCCTTCATACTTCACATTATTTTGTGAAGAAGGAAGTGGTGTAATATCTAAAATATTTGCTATTGGATCATTAATCATTTGTCTGTAACCGTAACAATATATCCAAAATCATCGTCTGAATCAATTAAGTCAATTGAAACAGTTTGTTCACTATTCGAAGTTGGTGAACCGTTTGCTAGTAACCCTGGCCTTACATCTACACCAATCAAAGCACTATTCGATAAAGAATCATATAGAGTTGAATTAGCAAACTTTATAATTTTTGATTTTCTTATTGGACCTATAATATAAGTTTTCATCATAAAGTCCAAAGTCCAAATCACTGCTCTACGATTTAAAAAATCACCTTCATACCTATCATCACAACTTATTCTTTCTAAAATTACAGGAATATCGACTATGTAATTCATTTCTGGAATTATTTCAACTGTTGTAGTCCATTCAGGAGTAAAAAATGGTAAGATTTGTTCAACTATATTAGAACCTTCTTCATTATTTTTTGTTATAACTGATAATGTAAAGCTAATATCATATGGAACAGGATTATATTGAAAATTTAAACTTGTATTTGAAGTATCTTGTACAACTCTTTTTCCAATAGTATTTAACTTTCTGTTAGTAGCATATGAAAGAGAGGATATTTCAAAAGACATTCGTGGAAGAGTAATAGAAGGCATACGATTTAGATCAGGATCACCTATAGCTCTTGCTAAGATTTTATCTCTAGGTCCATAAGAAATTGGAACTTTAATAGAACTTTTCATACCAGAGATACTATCAACTCTATTTAAATAAATATCGTTAAATAATGTTCCAAATAAAGCAACATATTTTCTTAGTAAACCAAAATAATAAACATGACCAAACATTAATATGTTCCTTCACTGAAAGGATCACGTTCAGTAAAATCAATAATAGTATCTGCTAAAGTTTCTATTTGTTTATTGTCTGCTAAAACGTCATTTTCAAATTCATTACTATCGAAAGATTCAAGAAGTAGAGGATACTGATCTTCTGTTGTTATTATAAAATTATTTTCTGTCTTTATAGCATAAAGTTCTGTACTCATAGAAAAATTATCCATTAGCCTATCTACTTCGGGTAAACCTGTATTAAAATTTTCATTATTATATTCAAATAGTTCACATCGAAGATCATACATCTGTAATGATCCCATTTGGTAAAATACAGATTCATGTTCAACAAACCTTACTTCAAAAATTTTTTTATTAAGGGGGAAGTAAATTAAATCTCCTTCAAGGGGTCTATCTCTTAATAGATCACCTGTTAAAGTATCATTAGCAGCTCCAACTTCATTAGCAAAAGAACGAAAAGCTACTGTAAATGTTATTTGATCTCTTATTTCTAAATTAAATTTAGACAGAAAATCTCCATCTCCTTCAAACCCTTCAACATTTTTAACATACATTTCAATAGGTACAGCTAAATTATAACTTCTTAAAATATCTTCATTCAAGATAGAATCAACTACACCAGTACTTCTAGGTAAGTATACAACATCTAAACCATAAATTTTTATAGACTCAATAATCAAATCTTCTAAAAGAGTTTGTTCATTACTGTTAGAAAAGTTATTGAAAAAAAAGCTTGTAGCCATGTCATCCTATCATATCAGCAACTGGTAATGAATAATTTAATATCATATCTTCTTCCATCTTAGCTATTTCGTCTTTAGCATCATTCATGATCTTTTCACCATTAAATTGAACACCACCTGGAAGCTGCATACCTATAAACTTAGATAAATTTGAACCCCATTGATACTTAATCTTTTGTATTGTATAGTTCTGTAACCAACGATCTGACCAAACATCAGCAAAAGTATCTGGATCAAGTATTTCATAAGCTTCAACAACTAAAAAATCACCTGTGTTATAATTTTCCCACTTTGTATCAATAAATAATTTATTACGATGTCGACTATATCTTATTGGTTTTTGTCCAACCAAAAATTCAGAAATAAGAGCAAGATGCTGCATTGTCATATAATATGGAATCATTGAATATGCAGTTAGAGTGTAAAGATCATTCAATGCTATTTGATATCTTATATTAAATAAATCATCAGATCTAATAGAAGGATCACCAATAGGAAAAACTCTTACTGTACCAATTATGTTTTCAGGTAATGTAATAAATTTATTATTTTTATCTGTATCTGTTACTTGGTGTTTATAGTAGATTTTTTCAGTACCATCGAAATGATAATCCCAGTAATAACGAAGACTCTCATCAATACGATCTTCTACTTGATCATCGTCGACGTTAATTTCTATAACTGGCTTACCTAAAGCTCTTAAACAATATTGTTTAAACTGTTCTCGTGAAGTTGGTACGGACATATATCCTCCTTTATAATATATTTAGGCTATACGTGTACCACTTGCATTAAACACTCTAAAGGCTGTATTTTGGGTTGTATTGTCCGCAAAAGTTAAAGTATCATTTACATTTATTTTTATTACAGTTGAATTTGCAAAAAAAGTATTTGAACCAGCTTTGAGTTCTAATGAAATATTTGCAAAACCTGTTATAGTTGTATTTCCAACACTAGAAGTATTATTAACTAACAAACTACCGTTAACAGTAGTTCCACCAACTACATTCAATGAACTTAGATTAGCACCTATTTCTATTAAAGACGAACCATTAGAAGAAAATAATTTTCTATCTTGTAAATTTATAGCTAGTTCACCTTCAGCTATAAATTGTAAATTAGCTGCATTTGTAGTATTTGGAGTACGACCAGCTATTGAAGTACGTTTCAATTGAATCAACATATCTGGCATAGATCTTATCCTACAATTTTACTTTTATGAAATTAAATCTTCAGCTTTTTTTTTATATTTTTCAATTGTTTGACGTAGAGTTTCTTTTTCTAAAGTAAGTTTATTTATATGTTTATGCAGATCTTCAATTTTTTCTTTGTTATTCATTTCATTTTTTTCATTGTTTTCAATTTTAATTTTCATAACATTGTTTTGTGTATCTAATATTTTTATTTTATTATCTTGATCTTCATATTTTTTTTGCTCTTCTAAAACTAGCTGTAATTTTTTTTCAGATACAGCTAGTTTTGCTTCCAACATTAAATTTCTTGCTACAATATCATTGATAAGATCGCGTTGCTTCTCAATAAAAGCATTAACTAAATCTGCTTCCATAACTATCCTTCATTAAAATGTTCCACCATTTAAAGTGTCATATATAAGTGCAGTACCATTACTCATAAGAACTTTACCAGAAGTTCCAAGGGAAAGTTTTCTAAATCCATTAGAACTATTAGCGACCAAAATATCTTCTATAGTATATGTATTCAAACCAGTGCCACCAGATGTTCCTGCCAAAGGAGTAGATAAGGTTAATGTGTTAGCAGCAATTGCAACATTGAGTGTACTGTTTGCAGTTATAGCAATAGTAGATGAGTTAGCAATTAAACCTGTTAAACCAGTACCACCAGTTTTAATAAATGACTGTAATTCAGCAAAACTAAACGAAGCATTTCCCGTGTTGATTGTTGTTGTTGGTGCTGGTGTGAGACCCTGGAATAACTTATAAACACCAGAATCACTAGCATCCCTGAATAAACCTGTAAAAGTATTACCTGAACCTGTATCAAGAACTCCAAAGAAACCAATATCAATAACATCTGTTCCTACTGTATTGTTTGATGCTAATTGAATTAAAGAATCTTGTACAATTAAATTATTTGTACTAACAGTAGTTAATATACCCGTAACAGTCAAGTTACCAGTAATACTAGTATCACCGACAGTTAGTGTATTAGCTTGTAAGTTACCTATTACATTTGCAAAACCTGTTACTGTTGTATTTCCTGTTGCTAGGGTGTTTGCAATTGTGACAGCACCGTTCACAGTTAACGTACTTCTTAAAGTTGTTGCACCACCAACATTAGCAGTTGAAGAAACATTTGCAAAACCTGTTACTGTTGTATTACCAACAGCAGCAGTGTTGTTTACAGTTAAAGCTCCATTAACTGTTGCGGCTCCAGTAACATTTAATGTAGTTGATACATTAGCAAAACCTGTTACTGTTGTATTTCCAGTTGCTAATGTATTATTGATTGTTGTGGCACCATTAACTGTTGCAGCTCCAGTAACATTTAATGTAGTTGATACATTAACAAAACCAGTTACTGTTGTATTACCGACAGCAGCAGTATTGTTTACAGTTAAAGCTCCATTAACTGTTGTAGCTCCAGTAACATTAAGAGTAGTTGAAACATTTGCAAAACCTGTTATTGTTGTATTACCAACAGCAGCAGTATTGTTTACAGTTAAAGCTCCATTAACTGTTGTAGCTCCAGTAACATTAAGAGTAGTTGATACATTAGCAAAACCCGTTACTGTTACGTTTCCTGTTGCTAACGTATTCGCAATCGTGACAGCACCGTTTACAGTTAACGTATCTCTTAATGTTGTTGCACCACCAACATTAGCAGTTGAAGAAACATTTATAAACCCTGTAATATTCGTATTTCCTGTATTACTATTTCCTGTAGTTGTAATACTACTACTTGTAATCACTGTATTTACAGTAGAATTACCAACTATAAAACTGTCAGTTAAAATTGATACGTTACCACCAACATTAATAGCATTAGAAACAAACATAGTGTTTGTTGCTTTATTAATAGTGAAAGCAACTACACCATTCGCAACATTTGAATCATTAAATTGAATAGTTGTATTTGAACCTGCTGTCCCGGTACCCCAAAAAACATTTGCACCATCGGATACAAGAACTTGTCCAACAGTACCATGTGATCCGTTAGCAAGAATTTTAATAGGTACAAGATTTGCTACTTTAATTGAATCAATTGAACTTGTTGAGTTTACAACTAATGCCTGGTTTGCAGTTAAGACACCTGGAAATCTTTTACCTCCTATAGCAACTACTGCATTGTTACTACCAATGTATAAAACTTCACCATTACTTGTATGAGCTAGCTCTCCATTAGCAAGAGAAGCTGGTATGGATGTTGTATCACTTCGTTTAATTTGAATTAAATTGGACATTAGAAACTACCCCCGTCTAAATCTAGCAGTTTAACTACATACTTATCTGTTGATGGATCATAAACAAGAGTACTTCCTGCAGCTGTATTTGAATTATCTGCAACCACATCTATTAAAGTGTCTAACCTTCTTGATACTTCACTCTGTATTGTATTTTTTAGTGTAACTGTACCTGTAGGCTGAATTACTGAATCTGTAAGTTTTACTTTTATATTTGTCATTTTGTAACACCAGGAGTAACTGTAACTATACCTTCTAATATTCTTGTGGTAATGTCATTTTCATCAGTTAATAAAACATCATATACATATCTTCCTGCTACGATATTGGAAGTTTGAGAATCAGTAAGTGATAATTTAATTACTCCTGTTGATACATTCATTGAAACAGAGAAAGCAACTGAGTTAGATGATGTATATGTTTTTCTAATTTGAGAATTAGATGTATATCCACTTAAATTTACTATATTATTATCAACATCTGTTAATGTAATAGAAGTTTGATAATCAGTTCCTTGATCAATAATTAAATTTGCTTTAAGTGCCATCTTTCTCTCTTTTTTTAATATTTATAAATTAATAATTTATATCTTACCAATTATCATGAATCTGTTTTTATGACCAAGGTTCAATCTAGACTTGACAAAAATCTTGTTTAAGCCAACCTTACTAATAAAATGTTCAGTATTCTTTGAAGCATTTATGTGTCCAGGATCATTAGTATTATCACATGATTGTAGTACAAAAAGAGTATCACTACCTGTTTTCAGCATTTGTGAATAAGAATTCATATGTTCACATGAAGTGTTAATAACTATATCAACATCAAAGAGATCATACTGCTTGGTTGCATCAAAACAATGAAAACTTATATTTCTTGCTTTGTGTAACTTTAATGCAACATTCAAGTAAGATTGTTCAATATCATTGAAATAAATATGTAAAGGCTTAATATCCTGTTGAATGAAAGGAACGAGGTAACTTCCATACCATCCACCTAAAACTAAAATTGATGGATTAGGTTTGAACTTTTGTGTAAGTAATGTTTTTATTAACCATTTTTTAGAATCAAGTTGTGTTTGACTAAATGAATTTGCAAAGTCAAAAATATTTAACTTATTTTTACTGCTCTCTCTTAATATATCTGATATTTTTGTTAAGTATACATCATCCATGAATCATATTACCATACTGTGTGTTAAACTTGGTACAAAGTATTCAAGTTATATGGTTAATAATTTATTAACCATGTGTAAAAAAAATATATCTTATCCTTTTACCTTTTATTGTTATACTGATAATCCAGAAGGAATTGACCAACAAATCAAAATACTTGAATATGTTGAAAATGGTTTAGATACTATTGTATTCAATAAGTTATATCTATTTAGTAAAGATATTAATGAAAAAATACCCTCAGGTAATCGTTTATATTTTGATTTAGATTTAGTAATTAAATCAAATATTGATGATATTGCTCAACATACAAATGGCGAAATATGTCTTATTGATGCTGAGTGGAGATCATTTACAAGAGATTTATTGAATGGACATGGTGTATATGTAAAAACTGATTTAGGTTTTCCTTGGTTCCTTCATCCCTTCAACAGTAGCTGTATCACATGGAAAGACAATATACCTGAAAAAATTTGGAATTTTTTAGAAAAAGATCCTGAATTTTTTTTGACCAAATATAGATTCGGTATGGATTCTTTTTTATTTTACGAAAAGGAATCAATGAAAGTAGATATAAAACATTTTCCTCCTCGTAAATTTCACTCATTTTTAATGGGAATAGATGCAGCAGAAAATTTAATCTATGATAAAATAGAAAATGCATACTATGGATCAAAACAAAAACATATAGCAGAGGAGATTCCCATCATTTTATTCAATGGACCAACAGAAAAATTATATCCAAATGTATATGAAAATTACTTTAAAAAATATTATCCGACACTTTGAATATCTTCACACATATTATCCCACATCCCTTCATGAGGAATAATATAACCAAGAGTTAAACGTTCCTCATGAGTAGCAGATGCACAATGCCAATAAATTTTATCAGGTTCGTGCCATGGCCCATAATAACCAACCTTACAAGTCCATCCAGGACTATCATTCATAGTAATAACTTCTTTTGAAATAGGGTCTTGATATCTAAAAAATCCAGTACCTTTATCAGACCATGATAGTAAGATATTATAGCCAGGAGCATTTGCATTGTGATGCCATCCCATGAATCCACCTGGAGGGTATAGCATTTTTACAGCATTATTTCTTGAACCTGACCAATCAAGTAGTTCTGTATCAAGCTTGATTAAACTCTTTTTAACTGATTCATAAGGAGTAGTATATTTCATTAAATCAATACCAAAAGTTGTTTCAGGAAATCCATCTACATTTTTACCCTGCATGTGTTTAAGATATTCATTACTACAAGCATATTGACAAGTTTTTGGAATACCGTCTTTCATACCTCTTTCATAAGGAAAAATTGAGCGGTCAACCTTGAGTAAAACACTCAGCCAACTATCAAGAATTTCTTTAAGTTCAACATTACGAATTGGTATTTCTTTCATTTATTTAACCCTATATTAGCATGCTTAGATGGAATTGTGTGATGCCAAAAAACTATTTCTTGTTTAGTCTCTTTTGGAAAATAACCATTGACAAAATTCCAACGAGCATCATCTTTAAAAACATCTACTTTTACATCTAATTTATCAACATTTAATAATTTCCAAAAAGTAAATTGATCCCACTGAGCAAATGACTTTCTACATTCTTCAATATCATATGGCCAAGGTTGTGATCTTTGAAGTTTATAATCTTCCCACCACCTTCTCATAAACTCTAATGTTTGTGGATTCGACCTATACATAAAAAAACCACCATGATATATCATACGACCTTGAGGAATTGTTTTACCTCCAGGCCATCTATCTTCTTTACCGTTATATGGTCTTATTTTTGTTATTAAAATATCACAATCATCAGGCATTTCTTCCCATATTTTTGAAACATCAGAATGCATACATTCCATATCAGCATCAACATACACTGTTAAATTTTTAT